GCAAGAATTTATGACTTCGATCTTGAGGGTGGATCTTATGACTCTCTGAACCTTTCTGCTAATAAGTGGGATCTGTCTCTCTGGGACCTTGAGGTTTACACTTTCTTGACAGTAAACCAAGCTGTGACACTCACTGTTCCCACTTTTGTTGAGGGTCAATCCAGTGGAGCAACTGGTTTCCTGAGAACTGCAGTGAGCAGTGGAACTTCACTGAAGATTACTGATGTTAGGGGTGAATTCCACATTGGTGAGCAGATCAAATTTGATGGAGTTGATGAGAACGCCAGATCCATTGTTAACGTTGTCAACCACGAAATCTCTGATGTCAAATCGGTGAAAGGTACAAGTGGAATCTCCACTTTTACTGCTGATGTTATTCAAGAGACAAAACAGTTTATTGGAATTTCTTCAATCTCCTCCGGCGGTGTTGTTACTGCACCTGGTCTCGTTTGGCCTGGTATTTCGACATCAAATAACTTAGTTTCATACACAGATCCAGCCAGAGACCTTCCTGTTATTAATAGAATTAGTTCAGTCAATACCAATTCAATCGTTCTGCAGAATGTGGCTGACGTCGCTGGTGTGGCTGATGGAAGTCTCCCAGCAAGCAATATTGAAGTTACTGACTTTAGAATCATTGAATCAAAACTTGCCAAAGTTAGTTCAAGTGGAAACCGAAGTGCCAATAACACACTCTTTAGTGTGTTCCCGAAGAGGAATATCGAATCGACTGATTTGAGTGATGCAAATATCGTCATCAGACGAGAGTTCGATGTAACAGTCACCAACGGGCAGACAAATAGTGTTTCTGCTGGTACCAATGAAACATTCCTTCCTTTTGATGAGGAAAGATACTCTATTGTCATGCAGAATGGTGCGGTTCAGGTTCTTACATCGGACAAAATTATCATCTCTGCTGATGGTTCATCTTTGACAGTTAAGAATTTGAGTGGAAGTGGCGCTGGTCAACTGGTTGCTACACTAAGAAAGATTAAGGTTACAGCTAAAGAGAAACTTAAGCTTCCAGTTCAGAGTCTCATTATCAATAAGTCCTCAGTTGATGGTTCTGGAACTGGTGATGGAACTCTAAATGATGGACTCACTTATGGTAACTATGCCTTTGGAACAAGGGTTCAGGATAGGATTATCTGTCTAAACAGACCAGATGTTATTAAAGTTCATGCCATCTATGAAGCAAATGGAACTGATGATCCTGAAGCTCCTGTTGTTGTTCTTGGTGGAATTGATGGAGAATCCGGAACGACAAACGATTTGATTATTGGTGAAACATTTATTGGTGAAGAGAGTGGAGCTGTTTGTACACTTCTCGTCAATAAGGATGACATTCGTTCGAACTTCTGTTATTTGAACACTTCGACTCTTGTTGAAGGTGAAACTGTAAAGTTCCAAAGTTCAAATGTTACGGCAACAGTCGGATCTACCACAGAAACTGACAGAAGAATCTCTGGTGATTTTAAACTGGATCAAGGTCAAAGAGCTACTTTCTATGATTACGCTAGACTTATTAGAAAGCCAGATGTTGATGCACCTAGTTCAAAACTCATTGTCTACTTTATGGCTGCAGAGTATGGATCCGAGGATACTGGAGACATCACTCTAACCGACTCCTATAATAATTTTGAGTATGGGGAGGAAGTTCCTTCTTATAGAGGATTCCGACTCACGGACATAATTGATGCGAGACCGAGAGTCAATAACTTCACAGTAACAGAAGGTACTAGATCTCCGTTTGAGTTTGCTGGTAGAGAGTTTAATGGATCTTCAACTCAACACAGTTCTAAGAGTATCCTTGCAAGTGAAGAGTCAATTTCACTCTCTTATGATTTCTATCTTCCCAGAATTGACTCGATCTATTGTGGAAGAGATGGATCTCTCACTGTTAGATATGGTTCTCCTGATGAGAACCCACAACCACCTGAAACATTGAATGGTGGAATGAGAATTGCCAACATCAACCTCCCTGCTTATCTTTATGACACAAATAGTGCTAAGGTTGACTTCATTGAACATAAGAGATATCAGATGTCTGATATCTCAAAACTCGAAACAAGAATAAGCAATCTTGAATATTACACTTCACTGAATTCCCTTGAGCAAGAAGCATCAAGTCAATTCATTCCTGATGCCAATGGAAATAACAGATTCAAGTCTGGAATCTTCGTTGATAATTTTACCTCGACGTTACCTCAAGACAGCAACATTGGATTCAAAAATAGTATTGATAGGAAGAGTGGATCTCTGAGACCAAGTCACTATACAACATCAATTGGTCTTGAACCTGGTTTGAGCCCAGGACAGGAACCTAACATTGATGAATCTGCTGCTGACATCATTGGAAACAATATTGTCAGAACAGGTAATGTGGTTACGCTTGCGTTTGATGAAGTTGAGCTTCTGGCACAACCATTTGCCACTCGTGTTGAGAATGTGACTCCTTTCCTTGTCACTTTCTACTCCGGTAATGTTGCTCTTACCCCAGAGACTGATGTTTGGATCGACACTCAAACACTTGAGCCACATGGTGTTGAATTTGAAAATGATCTGTTTGATTCGATGGCGCAAGCCAACGGTGCCGAAGTCACCTCAGATGCTGATGGAAACAGAACTGGTGTTTCTCCAATTATCTGGGATGCTTGGGAGACCACTGGAGTTAACGTTGATCAAGCTTTGGATGTCAATGTTAGCACTAATCAGGTTGGCCAACGGGTTGATACGAGCCAGGACGTTAGTGTAAGTGAGAGCAATGGTGCAAGGGCAACTTCAACTACAACAACCACCAGAACAACAACCGAGTTCGAAACATCGGTTACTGTTGGAAGTGAAATCACAGTTGGTCTGAATCAACAGAGAAGAGGTGAACAGATCACTCTCCAAGAGACAACACAAACTGAGTCTCTTGGTGAGAGAGTTGTTGATAGAGATGTCATTCACTTCCTGAGATCGAGAAACATTGAAACAACTGCGACAAGAATGAAACCATTCACTCGCATTTATGGTTTCTTTGATGGTGTTGATGTCAACAGATATCTTGTTCCTAAACTCATTGAAGTCGATATGCGTCAAGGAACTTTCCAAGTTGGTGAGACAGTAGAGGGTGTGATGCCTTCTTCCCTGCAGGATGATGAGGACGATAGAACAGTTGCCAACATCACATTTAGAGTTGCGACTTCTAACCACAAGTATGGAGCTTATAATAATCCAACTGACCGTTATGATCAGAATCCTTATGATTCCGAAAGGAATATCATTCCAGACAATTACTCACCTTCTTCTAACATTCTGAATGTTGACACCGTTTCCCTTCAAGACATCAATAGAGAACAATTCTCTGGATTTATTGCTAAGGGGATGAGACTGATAGGTCGTTCATCCGGTGCTCAGGCAGTTGTAAGTGATTTGAGGTTCGTCACCGATAACGTTGGAACTTTCCAAGGTTGTTTCAGAGTTCCGGATCCAAATAATCCTGCCAACCCCACATTTGAGAATGGTAGAAATACTTGGAGATTCACAAGTAGTAGCATCAACAGTCGACTTGATGGTGCCATAACTACATCTGCAGAACACATCTTCTACTCTCAAGGTGACTTGGATAGTCTCCAGGAAACCACTCTATCTCTGAAGAATGTCTCCTTTGAGACTGAGAGGTTCACTCAACAGAGAAGACTCACTGATACGTCTTCTACATCTTCTACAGATAGTGATACCTTTGAGACTGTTAATACCACCTCGTCCACTGAGGTTGATATCTTTGTTCCTGCTCCTCCGCCGCCACTGCCGCCGGTCATGGTACCAGTACCTGTACCAGTACCACTTCCGGCTCCGCCGGCGGCAGTACCTCAACCGCTGCCTCAACCGCCACCACCGGCACCCCCAGGAGCTCCCCCTGTTCCCCGGCCAGCCCCACCCCCGGCACCGGCACCTCGTGGTAGACCTGCTCCTCGTCGGGTACGGCCAGCTCCTCGTCCACCTCGTCGCGGACGTACTAACAGGATGGATCGGCTCAGAACTATAATGGATAGAATTCGAGCGAATCCCGGCCGGAGGGATCCTCTCGCACAGTCTTTTATGGTTGGGGAAACTAATGGTCTTTGGGTTAACTCCGTTGACCTTTACTTCTTCAAGACTGACACTAGCTCAAGTATTACCGTCCAAATCAGAGAGATGGAGCTTGGAACTCCAACAGAAAAGGTTATAGCTTATTCTGAGGTCAACGTTCCTGGAATTAATATCGTCACCTCCACTGATGGTTTGACTCCAACTACAGTTAGATTCCAAGCTCCTGTATATCTTGCGGGTGGTAAGGAGTATGCTCTTGTACTGTTGTCTGATTCAACAAACTTCCAAGTTTGGATCTCTCGTCTTGGTGAGCCAGAGATTTCCTCTACCAGTGAAGGAGAACAGAACCAGATCATTGTTACAGAACAACCTCTCCTTGGATCTCTATTCAAGTCACAGAATGGTTCAACTTGGACACCAAGTCAATATGAAGATCTCAAGTTCAATCTCTATAGATGTAATTTTGTCGAAAGTGGTGACATCTCTTTGTTCAATCAGAACCTTCCTACAGAACTTGAGAAACTTGACCCCAACGCTCTTTCAATGGAGTCCAGAAAGGTCAAACTCAACACAACCACAATTACAGACACAGGTCTTCAGCCTGGATTCACAATTAGACAACAGAACACTGGAGCAACTGGTAACTTCTTAGGTTACGGTGGCGCAGCTTCTGGAGCTCTTACCGTTGATAATGTTGGTGCTGGATTTACTCCTTCCTCCTCCTATTTTGTCTACACTGGAGTTGCACTTACTTCTGTTACAGGAAGTGGTCTGAATGCAACAGCGAACATTGCAATTGAGAATGGAGTGGCCCTGGCTGCTACGATCAGTGCTGGTGGTTCGGGTTACGCAATTGGTGACGTTCTCACTCCAATCACTATTGGAAATGATAACCTTGGTTCTGGAATGAGATTGTCCATTGGAAGTGTCAGTGGAAACAATCAACTTCTTCTGGACGATGTCCAGGGTAACTTTAATTCAGTTGGTGGTAACATCCTTGAGTATGTCAGTACCGCCGGAACAACCACCACACTCAATGGTGGAGGTGTTGTCCCATCGAATCCAATTATCGTTCCTTCTGAGAAGGATGAAGGGATTTATATGAAGATCCACCACAGAAACCACGGAATGTATAGCGAAGGTAACAGAGTTATTCTTTCTGGTATCACACCCAGCGGTGCTAAGGTATTGCTCACGGCAGATTACAATAGTAGTGCTACCGGTAGCATTTCGGTTTCGGCTGGAACTGGATTCACTTCATTCGAACAAGTTGCTGTCGGTGCCACTAACCCTGGTTACGTCAAAATTGGACAAGAGATCATCAGTTACGAGGGTGTCAATGGTAACACCTTGACTGGAATTACTAGAGCAATTGACAACACTCAAGCTGAAATTCACCAGACCAATGATAAGGTTACTAAGTATGAGTTGAACGGTGTTTCTCTGAGAAGAATCAACACCACACACTCTCTTAACGCAACCTCTGACATCACTAGACCAATCACACTTGACTCCTATTTTGTCAAGATTGATATGACTCAGAATGGTGTCAATAGATCTGAGGCTCAGTCCACATTCCCTCCTCTCTACTTTGCAGAGACTAAGAAGGGTGGTGGAGTTAATGGAAGATCGACTTACAACCTTCCCTTTAACTGCATTATTCCTAAGATTAATGCAGTTATTCCTCAAGGAACAACAATCAATTCAACGGTCAGAACGACTTCTGGAACATCTGTTGATGGAACGCAACCTTCGTTCGTTGATAAGGGATTTGTCGGAACAACAATTGACACGAAGACCTGGTTCGATGAACCAAGAGCGGTTTTCTCTGTGGAGAACGAAAGTAATTTCCTTACCTCACTTCCCAACAATAAATCGTTTACCCTTAATATGCAGATGGCGACAGGAACTCAATTCCTATCTCCCGCAATTGATCTTGAATCGACAAGTGCCATCTTTATTCATAACAGAACAAATGCACCAATCACAAATTATGCAACAGATTTCAGAGTCAACACAACAGAGGATGATCCTAACTCATTCTTCTACACAACTAAGTTGATCAACTTGGAAAACCCTGGAACTTCGATTCAAGTTATCTTCGACGCTTACATCTCACAGGTGAATGACGTCAGAGTACTTTACTCTGTTGGTCAGAATTCTCCCATTGACCAGACTGTGTTTATTCCTTTCCCTGGATTTGGAAACATTGGTCCTAATGGAGAAATCCTGAATACTTCACTCAATAATGGTAATCCTGACACCAGGACTCCAAAGAGTGATAGACTTACTACAAGACCAGGTGCAACTGACTTCAGGGAATATAAGTTCACAGTTGAGAACTTGACTCCATTCAGTGAGTTTAGAATCAAACTTATTGGTTCTTCTACTAACTCCTCGATTTGTCCGATCATTAGAAACTTTAGAGTTACGGCACTTGCATAATGTACATTCCAGTTGAAGGTGATCCCTCCTTGGTGAGGGATAATAAAAACAATTCCATTATCAATATTGACAAGTCGGGTTATCAATCCTACATTGCCAAAAGAGATAAGGAACTTTCGGAAAAAGATAAAATCAAGAGTCTAGAAAGTAAGGTTGAATCTCTCCAAAATGACATTGGGGATATCAAGGATTTACTCAGAAAGGCTCTTGATAAATAATAAAAATAGTAAGAGTAAATAAATGGCTCAACCCTCTACCAGACAAGAACTTATCGACTATTGCCTGAGGAAGCTGGGAGCCCCTGTCCTTGAGATCAACGTTGCTGAAGAGCAGGTTGAGGACTTAGTTGATGACGCCCTTCAGTACTTTCAAGAGAGACACTTTGATGGTGTTTCTAGAGTGTTTTTGAAGTATCAAGTAACACAAGATGATGTTGACAGAGGACGAGCAAGACCACCAGGTGCTCCTTCAAATGAATCTGGAACTGTTGGGATTGCCTCCACATCAGCAACCACTAACATTGTAGGAACTGCAACCACGTTTACCTACTACGAGAACAGTAATTATCTACAGGTTACCCCAGATATTATTGGAATCAATAAAGTGTTTCAGTATGACTCCACAATGGGGAAAGGAATGTTTAATGTGAAATATCAATTTATGCTCAATGATGTGTTTGGTCTTTTTGGCGGGTATGGTAACGCCAGTGGTTATGACCTTACATCATATTCAATGACAATGAGTTATCTGGAGACAATGAATTATCTCCTGAACACTCACAAACAAATTAGATTCAATCAAAGATTGGATAGAATGTACCTTGATGTTGATTGGAGTGAGTTGAAAGTTGGTGAATTCCTTATTATTGATTGTTTCAGAGCAATGGATGGAGATGAGTATTCAAGAGTTTGGAACGACTCATTCTTGAAGAAATATCTTACGTCTCTAATCAAGAGACAATGGGGTCAAAATCTGATCAAATTCCAAGGAGTTAAACTTCCTGGTGGAATTGAGTTCAACGGAAGAGCAATTTATGATGATGCTCAAAGGGAACTCGATGCAATTAGAGAGGAGATGTCCAATACCTACGAATTGCCTCCAATGGATTTTATTGGATGATTGACATATGTTAAATCCATTCTTTTTAAACGGAACTTCATCAGAGCAGGGTCTTCTTCAGTCTCTGATGAACGAGACCATCCAGATGCATGGGGTGGAGTGTTATTATTTGCCAAGGAGTTTTGGTAGAATTAATACTGTCATTAGAGAAGTTGTTCAGTCAGAATTCACTAACGCTTATCCTCTAGAAGCTTATGTCGATTCTTACGATGGTTATGGTGGTCAGGGTGATATCCTCTCCAAGTTTGGAATTCAGGGATTGGATGATTTAGATATCACAATCTCCAGAGAGAGGTTTGAAAATTATATTACACCTCTCACAGAAGATCTCCCCAACATGGAGCTCACGACGAGACCAAAAGAAGGAGATCTTATTTGGTTTCCTCTTGGTGATCGTTTATTTGAGATCAAGTTTGTTGAGCACGAACAACCTTTCTATCAACTCAAAGAAAGATATGTTTATCAGTTGAAGTGTGAACTCTTCCGTTATGAGGATGAAGTTCTTGACACCGATGTTGACATCATTGATGATAACATTGATCAAATTGGTCACATTCAGACATTGACAATGATCTCTGTTGGAAGAACGGCAACAGCGACGGCTGGAATTTGTACAACTGGCAGTTCTGTAAAATCAATTACCATCACAAATATGGGTGGTAGTTATGATTTCCAACCTTTTATTGGATTCTCTTCTTCGCCAACTGGAGAAACTGCAGTTGGAGTCGCTTCGATTACTAACATTTACACTAATTGCAATGGAGAATACGGTGGTAAGATCGCTCACATTAATCTTGTTAACGCAGGTTGCGGATACACGGAACCTCCTTGGATTACCATCACCGGAGGTGGGGGAACTGGTGCAGCTGCAACTACGGGAATCGGAACTGGATCTCTCCAAGTTATAACGGTTACTGATGGTGGTGCTGGATACACCACGGCTCCTAATGTCACCTTCTCAAGTCCGCAATTCTTTGCTCCCACCTCTGACTCAAATGCGGTGACAGTTGACTCTGATGGTTATTCGATGGACACCGAATCCACATCAAGTCTTGGAGATCTTCCCAGAGGACACAGTGTCATCAACAGCGCTGGTGTTGTTACTGCAATTTACATCTCTTATGCTGGAAGTGGTTATTCTCAACCACCAATCATCACAATCGATGGACCTGTTGGACTTGGAACAGGAGTTGGAATCGGAACCTTCATATTCAATGAGGTTGTGACTGGTTCAATCTCTAGCACTAGGGGAAGAGTCAAGAAGTGGACCAAATCGACTAACTCTTTGGAAGTCGCAATTGTCGATGGTGATTGGACTGCCGGTGAAATTATCACTGGTGCAGATTCCGGTGCTGTTTACAAATTGGGTTCTATTCAGGAATTTGATCTGGTCACTCCTTATGCTGATAATGATACCATTGAGACGGAATCTCTTGGAATCATCGATTTCACTGAAACTAACCCCTTTGCAGAATAAATAAAATCAAGAGCTCTCAAACAAAATGGCAAGACAGGTAATTGGTATTGGTACAACAGCGAATGATGGGACAGGTGATTCCCTGAGAGCGAGTGCCGACAAGACAAACGATAACTTCTCTGAAGTTTACACTCTTCTCGGTGATGGGACAACTCTCCCTTCAGCAATCGTAACCGAGCTATCTGCTGGAACTAACATCACGTTGACAGCTACAACTGGAATTGTCACGATCACCTCTGGAATCAACACAACCAATGTCAAGTCTGACACCATTGTTGTTTCGGGAATCACAACAAGCTCCAATGGATTTGTGAGTTCTGGGTCAACTGGTGTTCAAATTAATCTTTCTGGAAGTACTCTAACATTTAACGTTCCTGGTGTTGGTTCGACCAGTTTAACTCTTTTCTGATAAATAGAAGAAATAGTGTAATAAAATGTTTGAGTATTTTTATAACGAGATCTTTAGATCCGTTATTATTGCATTTGGTTCCCTATTCAATGGGATAGAGATTCGCCATAAAGACGAGAATAATGATACTTTTAGTGTCATCAAAGTTCCTCTCGCTTATGGTCCGATGCAAAAGTTTCTTGCTCGAATGCAGCAAGAGGCCAACCTCAATAAGCCTGTTCAGATGACACTCCCAAGGATGTCATTTGAATTTATAAATCTTTCTTACGATGCAAGTCGTAAATCTACTCGAACAACACAGATCATTAATCAGACTCCTGATGGTGAGAAGATAAAGTCTAATTATATGCCTGTTCCATATAATATGACATTTCAACTCAACATCATGACGAAGTTGAATGATGACATGTTGCAAATCATTGAACAGATTCTTCCTTATTTCCAACCTCACTACACTCTTACTGTTAAGTTTCTCGGTAACCTAGAAGAGAAAAGAGACATCCCCATCCAGTTGGATGACATCACGATGACGGATGATTATGAGGGTAACTTTGATCAAAGAAGAGCACTCATTTACACTCTCACATTCACAGCCAAAACTTACCTGTTTGGTCCTGTGGAGGATGTCACTGGATCCATCGTCAAGAAGGTTACTGTTGGTTATCTGGCAAACACTACCCTTGGTGCAGAAAGAGACATCACTTACACTGTTACTCCAAGAGCTGTCAAGGATTACAATGGCGATGGAACAACATACGTCTCAGACAACATCGACCTCACCACACAAATCATTCCCGTTGGGGATTCCTCAAATCTCGCGGTTGGTACTTACATCTATGTCGACCAAGAAGAGATGTTTATCAGTAAGATTGATGGAAACACCCTAACGGTCAAGAGAGCTCAAGACAATTCCAATGCCGGAAAACACGTCTCTGGAGCAGCAGTCCATAAGATCACCAAAGAGGACAATGCAGCAATCCAGTTTGGTGATGACTTTGGTTTCAGCGGTAGTTACTCGTAATCGTTATGAGTGATAAGTATGAAAAACTGAATGACACTTTCGATGTGGAGGCCAGTGAGGTGAGTAAAGAAATTGTCGAAAAGAAGATTGACAAAATCCAAAGTTCCGTTGAAGACATTAAAAAAGATTACGAATACACAAGAGGTAATCTTTACTCTGTGATTGAAAAGGGACAAGAAGCCCTCGATGGCATTCTTGAATTGGCACAAGAGAGTGAGACACCAAGAGCTTATGAAGTTGCTGGTCAGTTAATTAAAAGTGTTTCTGACGCCACTGATAAACTAATGGCACTTCAGGCAAAACTAAAGAGTGTCACAAAAGATGATGAACAATCGAAACCAACAAGTGTAACAAACAACGCTCTGTTTGTTGGTTCAACTGCAGAACTTCAGAAGATGCTCAAACAAGCATCACAGGATAATAAATAACTAAAAGACCAAGAGAATAATGGCCGCCACACCCTCGACCAACATAATTATCCCCCAGGGAGCGGACTTTGAGGAAATCTTCACATCAAAGGAAACTGATGGGTCATCCTCCAACCTGGATGGATTTACTGGTGTCTCGAAACTGAAGAAGCACCCAACATCCGTAAAATCATTTGGTTTTACTGTTGGAATCACTTCAGCAACAGGAAAGGTTTCAATTGCAATGACTTCCGGTGAGACTGTTAAGATTTCTCCAGGTCGTTATAATTATGACGTTTTTCTAACCTCACCATCTGGAGCAGTTTCCAGAATGGTTGAGGGACAGGCGATTGTGACAGCAGGTATTTCAACGTAAATCCCAGGACATAAATACTTAATATGAGTAAAAATCAGTAAAATATTAATATGGAAAACTTGTCTGATTTCTTTTCTCAAATTGGTGAGGAAAAGAAGAAAAACAAAGAAAAAAGGCGAGAGTTAGTTGGTGATTTGTCTCTTGATGATGTTTTTTCGTCTCTAAGTGAGGAAAAAAAGAAGATTGATGATAAGATTGCAAAAAAAGATGAAGAAATTGCTGAAATTCTAAAAAATGCCAAGATTTTTGAGAATTATCTCTTCTCAGACACCCCAAAAACCAAAAAATCTAAGAAAATTGAAGAAGAAAAAGTTGATACTACCGATTCGAAGGATGATCATAAACCAACAGAGATAGAAACTGTTGATATTATTGAACCAGAACAACTCAAATCATCAAAACCAATTGTTGATGAAGATGCAACTGATTTGGTGGAGAAAATTGAGGAAGAAATAGAAGAAAATAAAGAAGATAGTGATACAATCAAGGAAACAATCAGTATTCTTGAAAAATTAAAGACAAAAGAAGAGGTTCTAGAGCAGACAACTGACCCTCAAATCCTCAAAATACACAGAGAATTAGAGCAATTAAGACAAATTGTTCATGAACAAGGTGGTGGAGGTGAAGTTCGTCTTGAATTCCTTGATGATGTTGATAGAGATACTGCAAAGGTAGATGGTAAGTTCCTTAAGTATGATGCTTCATCAGGTAAATTTGTAGGTGCAAATGCCTCTGGAGGATCAGGATCTCAAACATTAGATGAGACTTTAGAGTTAGGTAACACCTCTTCAAGAGGGATGAATGTTGGAGTTGTAACAGCAACTAATTTTGTTGGTGATGTAACTGGCACAGCAAGTAATGCAACCAATTTAAACAATCAGGCAGCATCTTATTATCTTAATTATAATAATTTTTCCAATACACCCACAATTCCAACAAATAATAACCAACTGACCAATGGTGCTGGTTTTATTACTACATCATTTACTAATACTAATCAGTTGACCAATGGTGCTGGATTCATCACTACATCATTTACTAATACTAATCAATTAACAAATGGAGCAGGTTTTGTTACTTTTACTGATAATGCTCAGTTAAGTAATGGTGCTGGTTATATTACTACATCATTTACTAATACTAACCAACTAGTAAATGGTGCTGGTTTTATTACAACTTCTTTCACCAACACCAACCAGCTCACTAATGGTGCTGGTTTTATTACTACATCATTTACTAATACTAATCAGTTGACTAATGGTGCTGGTTTTATTACTTCAAGTGATAATATTACTGGAACATCAGGTGGTCTAACTGGTTCTCCAAGTATCACTGTTACAAACCTTACAGCAGTTGGTAATGTATCAGTTGCGGGAACACTTACTTATGAGGATGTGACCAACGTTGATTCTATTGGTATTGCTACTGCTAGAACAGGTCTTAAAGTTCTTTCAGGTGGTATAAATGTTGTTGGTGTTTCTACATTCCAAGATAATGTTCATCTTGGAGATAATGACAGATTGAGAATTGGTGATGGAAATGATTTAGAGTTGTATCATGATGGAACTGATGACCTCATTCGTAGTTCTGGAACTACTCTTAAAATCACAGGAACTAGAGTTGTAGTAAACAATGCTGCCAATAATGCAAATCAGGCAGTATTTACTGCTGGTGGATCAGTAGCACTCTACCATAATGCATCCAAAAAATTTGAAACCACTACTTCTGGTATTGATGTAACAGGTCACACTGAAACTGATACCTTAAATGTTTCTGGTATTTCTACATTCCAAGATAATGTAAAACTTACCACAGATAATAGAAAATTAATATTTGGTAATGGTGATGATTTAGAGATTTTCCATGATGGATCTAACAACTATATTGTAGCCAACAATGGATCCTTTAATATCAAATCT